CGATCGATATTTTGAAGCAATCCCAAATTTCGGAGGCAGCGGTGTAAGCTATTCGCTTACCGGCGCAAGGGTCGCATCTGGGCTGGTTTTGTTTGATTGGCAATATCGAACCAGAAAGCGCCGGGAGCCGAGTATTTATACATCTTCCGGATTAGCTTGCACCTCTGGTGTTGCGCCTTCTGGAAATCAATACTGTCCTTATAACAGAATTGTTGGCTCATACATGAATCCAACCGGCGCCGTTACGCTTTCTTTTACCGGAACCTCGCGCCCTGATGGAACCTTGCTACACCTAACCGCCGCTAGCAGTTGGCCCGGCACGAATAATGACAGGTGTGAGCTTTATGTCGGATCAACGGCAATTATTGGTTCAGACGCGGAGATTTAATCCGATGGCGTACAAATTCGCAGACGAAGCGCAAACGATTGTCGCGACTCCTCTTGGCAACGTCCCGCTTGCGAGATTCCAGGTTGAGCACGCGGAGGATGAAGGCGGAGTCCCGGCAATCGAGCCTTACACGCCTCCGCCGGCTCCAGGCGCAACCGTTCCGGAGTCGGTCACGCCATACCAAGCGCGCGAGGCGTTACGCGGCGCCGGCCTTCTCGCAACGGTCAACGCGCATATTGAGGCGGAGGGCGCGGAGAGCCCGGCTTATAACGCTTGGCATTATGCCAGCCGCATCCGCCGCGCCTCGCCATTTGTGGAATCGATCGGCCCGGCGTTGGGGTTGAGCGAGGAAGCAATTGACGGCCTCTTTATCGCGGCGGCGGGGCTGGACTCGCTATGATCTTAACGCCCCGCGACCGGAAGCGCCTGGAGGGAGTCCACCCCTTTCTTGTGCGCGTGGTTGAGAAGGCGGCGGAGCGCACCTTTCTCAAGTGGCACGTCAACGAAGGCGTCCGCACGATTGAGGCGCAGCGCGCGCACCTCGCGGCCGGCCGGACAATGACGCTCGACTCCATGCACCTTGCGCGGCCCTCGCCCTCTGCGGACGGCGCGAGCGTTTCGCACGCCGTTGACCTCGTTTTGCTGACGCCGGCCGGAAAGGCGAATTGGACGTTTAAGGACTACGAGGGACTCGCGGCTGAGGTTGCCGACGCGGCGCGGATTTGCCGAGTCTGGGTGCAATGGGGCGGGCTTTTCCGGAGACTCGACGGCTCCCGCTTTATGGATGGCTTGCATTTTGAGCTAGACCGCGCAGCGTACCCGCGAAATTGATTTGCGCGCTTGCTGGCGCCGATTGAAAGGGAATCCGTTATGTCCGCCGCCGACACTCCAGACCTTCCCATGACGCCGCCGGGCAACGCCGGCGCGGATGGAGCAAAGCCAATGAGCAAGTCCGCAACGATTTGGCTTTTAGCCGCCGCTGCGCTTGTCCAGCTTGCGCAAGGCGTCGCAGCGTCATTCGGCCATGACTGGGCGGTTGAGCCTTTGGCGCAATTGCAATTGTTCCTCTTGGGTATTGCCGGCGGCGCCCGCGCTCGCGCAAGCGGCCCTCTCAAGGCCGGCTAAGTTGTGGCTCAATCTCCTCAAGCTCGCCCTCACCTTTGCGGCGGCCCTGGTTGGGTATCTCAAACAGAGGCAATTGCTAGAGGCGGGGCGAGCGGACGCGATTGCGGAGGCTCTGCGCAATGCTGACGGCGAAATCAAAGGCGCCCAAGAGGCTCGCCAAAGCGTCCGCGATTCTATTCGCCGCGACCCTGGCAAGCTGCGCGAGCCTGACGAGTTTACGCGAGACTAAACCGCCGCCGGCGGCCGTCGACCCTAACCGCGTCGCGTGCGGCTCTTTCCTCCCCCTCAATCCAAGCCGCGCCGACCTGCAAGCGCTCTCTGAGCCCCTTCTATTGCAGATCAAAGAGCATAATGCGGCCTGGAAACGCCTATGCGGGGCGCGCCGTGACTGAGTCAGACATTGACGAACTAATTCAAAAAACCGTCCGGCAAACGCTCTTGCAGATCGGCCTGGACGTTTCGACGCCGGAAGCGGTCAAAGACCTGCAAAAGGACTTCGCGCACACTCGCGCGTGGCGCAGGCTGTTTGAGGGCGCAAGCGTAAAAGCCGCCTTCCTCATAGTTGGCCTGATTATCACCGGCGGCTTTAGCGTCCTTCTCTTGGGTGTGCAGTCCTGGCTGCACAAGGGCGACTAATGGACATCGACCCTATTAAAGCCGGATTCGTTCTCATGGCGCTCGCGGTTTTGGCCGTCTGCGGGTTTTGCCTTCACCTAGGGGCCAAAGTGGAAGGACTCAAAAGTGAAATCGATCGACTCAAACAAACCAGCGCCCGCTACGGCCGCGACGCGCGCCGCGCCCTCGACCTCGCGGAAGCGGGAGCCGCAAACCCGCAAAAAGGCAACCGGCGCAAAAGCGGCTAAGGCGGCTGCGCGTGTTTTGGCTAGCGGCCGTTTCACTATTGTTGGCGGCAATTTCACCGCTGCGGACGTTAAGACCCTCGCCGCGTCCGTCATGGCGCAAATTGAGAAGGACTAGCGGCAGGGTAAATTTGCGCAACCGAGTGCGCAACCGCGTCAACGATTTGGGCGCTAGGGATTACAAGGCGTTTTGCGCAAAAGTGCGCAACGCTCGCGCCCCGCCAATTAATTAATCCGGACACGGATTAATGGAAAATTCGGCACAAAAAAAACCCGCCGGGGAAATCCGGCGGGTTAATTGTTTCGGCGATGCGCCACTTAGTTGGCGATTGCAAGTTTTGGCTTCATATGCTGGAGCGATGCGGCGAGGCTCCGGAGCTTTGAGGCGTATTCCCGGCGGACTTCCGCCGGGAGGGCTGCAAAGTCCTCCGCCGATAGCTCCAGCACCGTCTCAACGCCTTTGCGCTCCGCCACCGCTTGGACGGCCGCGCGCCCGGCGCCCAACGCCGCAAACCACTGAAACGCGCCTTTCAGCAATTCCAGCATTCCAGCGAACGCCCAAAGTTGCCAGTCCGGCCGGCGTTGCGGCGCGGCGTCCAGCGCGGTTGCTGCGCGGTCTAGAGCAGCTTTCTTTGCCGCCTTGTCCGCCTGCAGTCCGTCGCGCTTGGCGTCCGTTGCGGCCTCTGTCGCGGCGTCCGGTTTGAAGGCGCGAGCGGCGGCGGAGACATAGCCGGACGCCATGGCGCCCTTAAGCCCTACCGCTAGGTTAGTCGCCTTCGCGTCCTCTTTGCGGTCAAACGCGTCTAGAGCCTCTTGGGCGGCCTCCGCTTCCGCCTTGGCCTTGGCGTGCGCCGCCACAAGCGGAGCGGCCTTGCTGTCCGTAATGGCGCCGTCCAGCGCATAAAGCCCCATATGCCCGGCCGCGACGTTGCAAACGGTCAACGCGGCAAAGCCGGCGACGATAGCAGCGCCGCCAATGCGGCGGCTGGCATCGATCGCACGCTGAGCATAAACGAGGAGTCGGCTCGCGCCGACCTCGCTTAGGATCACAACGCCGGCGAACGCGGCGGAGCCGGCGATTGCAAGCGGAGTGTCCAGACCATAGACGCCTAGCACGCCATAGCCGGCAAGGCCGGCGGAGGCGATGAGGGCGCCGGTTGTGACCGCCTGCGCGACTCCGCCCTTGTTGTCTGTTTCGATTCCTGTTTGGTTGTGCATGTTGTTAGCTCCCTTTCAGCTAATGACCCGCCGGAATGGCGGAAGGGCCGGAGGCGGCAACCTCCGGCCCGTTCTGTTAGAAAGCCGGATGCTTCCGGCATAGTTTGCAAGTGACCTCTTGCTTGTTGTCCGTTGTGTTCATGCCATCGTCCAGCAGCGCGACTCGATTGCAGAGAGTTCCGTTAATTGTGACTTCCCGGCGCTGGCGGACTTTCGTTAGATGCGTGACTGGTTTTGCCATAGCTTCGCCTTTTGCTCTTTTCTGTCCGTTTGGAAGTCCCCGCCCTAGCTCGCTTGTCCGCTTTTCGCTTCTGCTTTTCGCCGGCTCTCGCTCGCCCTAGCTCGCTTCGTTTGGGGGCCATTCGGTACGCTGATAAAGTAGCGCATTATGCGTTACACGTCAATTAACGCCACGCGGAAAAACCGGGCGATTGCGCGCCCGGTTGATGTTTTCCACAATAGAGTGGGGCTTAGGCGGTTTTCAGCCGCTCAGCCGCGCGCCGCTTGGCGGCTTTGCGAGCTAGCCGGCGCTGCGCCAATTGGTGAAGGGTTGGCCCTTCAATGACGCAACACTTGCCGTCTCCATAGATCACAACGCGCGAGACGCGACGGGCGAAGAAAAAATCGACTGCTTCTCTAATCATGCTGGACTCCCTTTCTGTCCGTTGAAAGAGGCGCGGCAACGCCTCCTATAAAAAGGAAAGCCGCCCTAGTGGGCGGCTAACTCTAATAACCTTCTAAGCTTTGCTTTGAGGACTCGCGCCTCAACTCCGTTAGCCACGTTATCGCGCTTCCATTCGCCAGATTCATTGTCAAATCTAGAGCGGTCAAATCCATTAGTTGTGCGCCATTTAACGCCGTTAGCTTCTGTATAATAAATGAACGGCCCGCCAATAAACACGTTTTGAAAATCCACTTCACCAACTCCAGATAGAGGCCGCCCTAGAGGGCGGCTAAGTCTTCGTCTGTAACCTCTTTCGATTCCGGCAATCCTAAAAACGCGCGCTCGCTAGAAATCTCCCTTTTCAACTTTTCGACAAACACCGCTCTTAAATCTTTCTCGCCCTTGGTTTTTGCTTTCTGGAGCCTCATTTCCTCGTTGAAAAGGTGGCTTTCCAAGGCGTTGAGGTGCGTGAAATCTTGCATTTGGTTTTCCCTTGCGTCTCTACGCCGACAATGTAGCGCGTAATGCCTTACGTTCCGGTTAATTGTCAAGCGTATTGCGCTACAATTTTCGACGTGATACGGAGAGCCCGAAAGGGAGTCGAGAATGCCTCTAGTGAGAATGACGCCGGCGGAGCTTCGAGCCGAACGCGCCGCGCGCAAAATGTCCGGCCCTGAGTTTGGCGCCTTCCTCGCCGGCGAGCTTGGCCGGGACCGCGCCTTTAGCCGGCAAGAGGTGAACGCCTGGGAATCCGGAGCGCGAGACATTCCGGCGCTGGTTGAGCTAGCCCTGAAAACGCTAGAGTGGGAATCAGGCAAACGAAGGGGGACAAAGTGAGCGAATACGAGGCGACGCTTTACGCGGACTCGATTATCAAATTCGGCGACGGAATCGGGAAGCTATTTTTGTGCGCTGTTATGCTTGGCGCCGTGGCGTTGCTCGCCGGCCTGTCCAAGAGCGCCCCGCCACCGTCCGGCGATAAAGAGGGCCAAGACAAATGAGCGCGCCAAAGCCCTCGCTCAGCGAGTTTGCGAAGGCGTTGGAAGCCGCCGGCGGCCCTCGCCTCTATCCATATCAACGCGAGCTTTTGGCGCGCCTGGAGCGCGGCGAGCGGCTGCGCCTCGTGTGGATGCGCGACCCCGGCAAGCCGCGCGCGATTGCCGGAACGCAGAGTGAACGGCCGGCGGAGGCTGCAACGCGGAGTGCAACAAGCGGCTTGCGTTAGCCTGGTCACACTAGCTAAGCCCTTGTTTTCGTTGGTCGGAGCGAGAGGATTCGAACCTCCGACCCCTAGTCCCCCAGACTAGTGCAAGGCGCTGTTTTTGCATAGAATCCGCTGCAACAAACGCGCAAAACCGGCCCTTATTCGTCAATATCTTGCGTTTCCGCTGCAACAAATTCCAGGACCGTTGCGGCGTCGACGTAGGACTTACCGATTGTGGAATCCCGCCCCCAACCGAACGCCTCTTTAACCTCGCTGGACGCCAAAGCCTTGGCGACTTTCTCCGTTGCCAGCGTTCCGCGCAGATCATGCAAATGCGGCCGGCTCTTACCCATGTCCGGCGTATAGCCGGCGCGAGCGCGAGCGCGGCCGAATGCCTTAGTCAATGCGCGGGGCTTCCAAGGCTTGCCGCTCTGTTGGGTTAGGATGGTCGCGCCCCGGCGCTCTATGGACGCCAAGAGGGCGCGCAGGGGCGGTGTAAGCTCCGCCACCTGCTCAACGGTCCGGCCGCTCTTTTCCGTCAACCAGACAATGCGCCCGGCCGCTTCGTCGACGGCCTCCCAAGTGACCGCAACCGCGTCCGAACGCCGGAATCCTGAGAGCCGGATAAACTCGACGGCCTCCCGGAAGTCTGGCCGGCCGCCGTCCAGGATTTTGTTGAGCGCCGGCTCTTTGACCGTCACCTTGGCGCGGTTGCTCTTGTAAATCTTGGCGGCGCCTGCAACCGGATTTTTTGAGATATACTCACGATCAACCGCCCAATTTAGGACTCGGCTGAGCGCCCCAAGCGAATAGTCCGCCTTGCGCGGCGTCGCCTTCATTCCGTCGCGCCACGCGAGCAGGACGCGCCGCGCGCCCTTTGCTTCCAGGTCCGACACTTCCAAATCGCTGATTGCATCGTCTGCGCAAACGTCGCGAAAAACGTAGCTCCAAAGCTCTTGCGTCGACGCCGCGAGCTTGAGGAAGTCCGGAGAAACCTGGAAGGCGCGCACAAGGTCCGCGAGCGTTTCGACCGCCTCAGAGCGCTCCCGCGCGTCCGCATAGGCGCGCGCAAGCTGTCCGGCTCCGCGACGCTCAGCCAAGAGCGCGGCTTGCATGGTTGGCCCTGAAAACGAGCCCAACACCGGGGCGCCCTTGCCGCGCCACCCGTACCACTGAATGAGGAAGCCGCCGGCGGCCGGCCGGCGGAGGATTCTATTTGCGCCCGGCAGCTTGACGGGCGCGGGCGGCAAGGCGCGCTTCCGCGCGCTTGAGTCTGTCACTAGCCGAATCTTCCCGCCCATGGTCCGCCGCGCCCTCGCCCTTTTGGACTAGAAGGCGCGGCGCTTCACCGCTGAAATCTAGCCCGGTTATTCTGTAACCTTGGCCCTCAAGTGTGCGGATTGCTTTACGCAAGTCAACGGCTGAGACGGGCAAGGCGAAGGCTCCAAACGAGCCCTTAACGTGCGTTATGGTTTACGCCGAGTCAATACGCGCGTTACATTTTCCGCGCGCACCATGCGACTCGACCTATTATATTCGCCCACTCCGCCGGAACTTCGTAAGTCTGGTAAACCGGATTATCAGAGATGAGTCTAAGCGCTGGCGGGTCGCTTCTTAGAATGCGCTCAACCCTTTTACAGACCGTAGCCCCGCCATCGTAAAGCGCATAGATCGCCGGAGTCGTTGGATTCGTGCTTTCCAAATCCAACAAAACCAGATCGCCGCTAAGTAGCGTTGGGGCCATAGAGTCGCCGACAATTTCGACAAAAGCTAAGCGCTGCCCAACCCCCAACGCCTGAATGAAGGACTCTGGCAAAGACCAGAATCGGCGCACCTGCTCCGTCTCAACAATAGACCCGCCGCCGGCACTCAGGCGAACGTCATACTCCGGAATCTGAATCAAGCCTGAGCCCTGGAAATCCTTTGATTTGTTGGGCTTAAGGCGAATCGCGCTCAGCTCTTCAGTTGAAATTGGCTCGCTCAGCATATGCTCTTTGTATGCGCGCGCACGCTTCGCCACGTAATCGCTTGGCAACCTTAAATCAGGGACTCCGCGCTCGCCGCTTAGTCCGGTCAAGTATTCAGGCGAACAACGCAGGATCGCCGCAAGCCGCCGTAGTCTTCCTGGAGAGGTGCTTTTCTGTTTTCCGATATAGACAAAGCGCACGCCGTCCGGATGGCCGAATGCGGCAATCGAAACCGCGCGAGCGCTAAAGCCACTTTCGGAAACAAGGGCGCGCAATCTATCGGCATCAATAGCCGCCGGGGATTCTTCCTCATCAACCATGAACAAAAATTAGCACAGTAAACAATGAACTAAAAAGCGTAACGCCTAACGCGCGTAAATTAAGGTTGACAGGAGCGTAACGCTTAACGCATGTAATCGCCCATGAGGCGAACAAAACACCCGCAAGCGATAAACTCTTTACTCTCTGCGATGCGTAAAACGTCGCGAGTTACAGGGCTAAGCGTCGCTCGGCTCTCAACGCTGGTTTTAGGCGGTGGGCGCGAAATTGAGCGCATCAAAGCGGGCGGAGAAATCGGAGTCCGCAAGCTCGCTCGCGTGCAAGCTGAGCTTGAACGCCTTGAGCGTAGCGCGCGAGGTGGCGAATGACCGGCGGCGCTATCTCAGCGCCCTACGGCGCACACCGTAACCTTTTCTCTCTCAAAGCCCTCCGCCGGGAAATCGCGGCCTATTACGGCATATCGGCCGAACGCATGGCGCGGCCGGGCGGCGGCGCCGAGTATCAGGAAGCGCGCGAGGCGTTGGCTTGGAAGATGACGGCCGAATGCCGGATTACGCAGGGGCGCGCCGCTCAGCTTCTAGGGGTTGAGCAGCAAACAATCTCGCGTTGGGTGCGCTCTCATATCGACCGCATTCAAGAATACCGCCACGCGCTCAAGCTGGACGCAATCGAGCAAGAGGCGGTTATGTCTGAGGCGCTGAGCCAATGATTGAGCTTAGCCTTCCCGTCCCTCCGTCCGTCAACAAGATGTTTCGCAACGTCCAGGGCAAGGGGCGCGTGCGGACTCAGGACTACAAAGACTGGGCGCTTTCTGCGCGTTGGCAAATCCAACTCGCGAAACAGACTCCAATTGCCGGCCCCGTTGTCGCCTTCCTGTCCGTCGACCGCGTTAATTTGTGTGCGGACATTGACAACCGCGTGAAGGCTATTCTTGACGCAATCGTGAAGGCTGGACTCATTGACGACGACTCCGCCGTCCTAACCGTTGTCCCTGTCTGGACAAAGCCGGACAATTTCAAACACCCGGAAGCGCGAGTCCTAATCGCCCCGGCGCAATCCCTTTCCGCAAAATTCACCGTCACGCCCGGCGGAAAATTTGGCGCGTGGCATGTCGATCTAACAGAGGCAAACGAATGGCGATAAGCCTGCAAAATATTTCAGCCGTCACGGCAAGCGCCGCGCCGCGTATCCTGATCTACGGAGAGCAGGGAATCGGCAAAACCACCTTAGCGGCGGAATTTCCGGACCCTATCTTTGTCCAGGTTGAGGACGGAACGCCGGGCGGCGTCGCTCTGCAGTCCTTCGGACACCTCAAGACATTTGCGGAAGTGATGGAGGCAATGAGCGCCCTTTATACGGACGCGCACAACTTCCGCACTCTTGTCCTGGACAATCTGAGCGAGTTTCAACGCCTCGTTTTTGCCGAGACGTGCGCGCGCCTCAACGTCAAAACCATTGAAGCGCCCGGCTATGGCAAGGGCTATAAGGAAGCTGACTACGTTTGGGAGGACTTCCTAAAAGGCGTCAACGCGCTGCGCCGTGACCGGGCAATGAACATTGTTCTTATTGCCCACTCGACGGTTGAGCGTTTCGACGATCCCGCGACGCAATCCTATAGCCGATATTCGGTCGACCTTCACGACCGGGGGCGCGCCATTATCGCCCGCGAAATGGATTGCATTCTGTTGGTGAAACAGGACGCGAATATTTTGGAGGACGCGCAAGGCTTTGGCAACAAGCGAGTCCGCGCCGCCTCTCACGCCTCGCGCTGGATTTACACGGACTCGGCGCCGGGTTGGATGGCTAAAAGCCGCTACGATATGCCGGACAAATTTCCTTACGAAAAAGGGCGCGGTTACGCATCGCTAGCGCCATTCCTTCCGCAAACGCCGCGCCACCCGGCGGACGCCGGCGCGGAAGTCTAAGACCCTCATCATTCCGATTTATTGAGCAGCAGAAACAGGAGTCAAACTATGGCTAATTTGCCGGGCGGATTTAACCCCGATGAAGTCCCCGCCGACGAATTTTTCCTTTTGCCTAATGGCGATTATCTCGCCGAAATCATCAACTCAGAAGTCAAACCAACGAACGCCGGCAACGGCGGACTCGTCCTGAAGCTCACCTGGAGCATTAAGGCCGGCCCGCGCCAAGGCGCTCAGATTTTCCAAAATATCAACTTCGTGAATCCGAACGCGACGGCGCAAACAATCGGCCGCCAAGAGCTTAAGAAAATCACGGACGCAATGGGCTTGGGGACCATTACGGAAACCAGCGTTTTGCACGGCCGGCCAGTCCTGGTTGGCGTTGGAACTGAGGAGCCGCGCGACGGCTATAAGGCGCGCAACAAGGTTACTGGCGTCAAGCCATACCAGCCGGGCGCACCAGTCACAACCAACCCGCCGCCGGCGCAACAAGCCGCATATTCTCCGCCGGCGCACAATCCGCCGGCGCAGCAAGGCGGCGGCGCGCCTGGGCGGCCGTGGGGCTAAGTTGCTCGCGCTGATCTAAGCGCGGGAAGCGGGAGCGGGCTGGTAGCGCCCGCGTTCATCACGCCCAGCCGGGCTGGCGTCCGCGATAGCCCGGCAACCTTTCAAATTCGGAATTGTGGAGCGGCTAAGGTGTCTTTGCCGGACGTGGAATCTTTGCGCCAAATTTTCGGTTATTGCCCGCGCAATGGCGACCTTGTGCGCGTCTCAGGAAAGCGAGCCGGCGAAATTGTCGGAGCGCCGAACCGGAACGGCTATTTGCGAGTCTGGCACAAGGGCCGCTCTCTCATGGTCCATATCGTTATATGGGCGCTGCATCGTGGCGAGTGGCCGCCTGAGGGCTTCCTAGTCGACCATAAAAACCGCAAGCGCACCGATAACCGGCCGCGCAATCTCCGCCTCGCGTCGCACGCTGAGAACTCTTGGAACCGCGCCGGCGACGGCGTGAGTTGGGATGCAGCGTCCGGCAAATGGCGCGCCCGCATCCAAGCCAACGGCAAGCGCAAACACCTTGGACGCTTCAAAACGAAGGGCGCCGCGCTCGCGGCCGTCAAAGCGGCCCTCCCCGAAATGCAACCAAAATTTGGGCGGGCCGCGTAATGGTCGCAATCAACCTGGACCGCGCCGCGCGCGCCACCGTTTCAGCGATAGAGTCCGCGCGCTTAGCCGGACACAACGCCTTTAGATCGCGGCGCCTTGGCGCGTCCTCTTGGGGCGGAGAGTGCGAGCGAAAAAGCTGGTACGCCTTCCGCTACACGCTTCCGCCGGAAACTTTTAGCGGGCAAATGTTGCGCCTGTTTGACACAGGACACCGCGAGGAAGCGCGCATTGTTGAGGACCTGAAGCGCGCAGGCTTTGAAGTTATCGAGTTTGACCCGGAGACGTTTGACCCGAAGCGCTGGAAGCAACGGCAATGGGAATACACCTATCTAGACGGTCACGGCGTTTGCAAGCTGGACGGCAAGATTGCTGGAATCCCTGAGGCTCCCAAGGCGTGGCACGTCCTGGAAATCAAGACGCACAACAAAAAGAGTTTCGACAAGCTAGAGCCCAACGGCGTCCAGAAAGCCAAGCCCGAACATTACGCGCAGATGCAGCTAGGAATGCTTGGCGCCGGGCTGGACCGCGCGCTTTATGTGGCGCTCTGCAAAGATAATGACGCCTATTATTGCGAGCGAGTTGAGGCGGACTCCGCCTTCCAAATGGACTTGCTCGCCAAGGGCTCGCGCATCGTTTTCAGTGACGAAGCGCCCAAGCGCCTGCATCCAGACCCAACGAAGCGCGACGCCTTCGCGTGCGGCTGGTGTCAGTACAAAGACAATTGCCACGGCGTGGCATGGGCTGAGCGCAATTGCCGGACCTGCTTACACTCAACGCCTTCCAAGAAAGGCGGCGGCGTTTGGACCTGCGCGCGCTTTGATGGCGAGGAAATCCCGGCGGACTTTCAGAGCAAGTCAAACGCTTGCGCGCTGCACCTTTTCAATCCGGCGTTTGTTCCTGGCGACCTTCTGAGCGTCGACCAGTCCGCCTGGACCGTCACCTATAGGCTTATTGAAACCGGCGAGACGTGGACGGACGGACTCGGCCTCAACACGGAAGGACGATAGAATGGAAAAATATAACGCAAAAGAGCACGGACTGAACGCAAGCAAGGTTGCGCTTGTGTCCGGCGCTCTTAGTGACGCCTCACTCAGCACCCTGCAAAACGCCTTCAAAATGGCCGGCGCGGTCCTGGTTGTTGCCGTCGACGGTCCGGCGGACTCGCAAGATGCTATCGCCTCATTCTCTTGTAGCGAGACGATCCCGGAGCAAACCGCCGAATGGTATAAAGTCCTCTCTCAATTCCTGCGCGCCCGCGCCGATGAATTGGACTCTAAGGCGGCTCAGCTTGAGCGCGATGCGTCCGGAGCCGCGACGCAATGAGTCAAAAGCCCCGCTATCGTGTAGCGGCGCGCCTTGAGGCGGCGCCGGTCTATCCTATCACCTATGCAGCGCAAGGCGTCTCCGTCTATCAGGCGGAATCGTCTGCGCTCGTTAAGGCGATGCCGGCCGGCGCCGTCGACTCTATTGTTACAGACCCGCCTTACGCGTTCGAGTCCATCGTTAAGCGCTTTGGCAAGCCGGACGCCGCGCCGAATAAGGCGGAAAAGTTTGCGCGCCACTCGCGCGGCTTTATGGGGCATTCCTGGGATACCGGGGAGATTGCCTTTAGCGCGGAGTTTTGGGGCGAGTGCTATCGCGTCCTCAAGCCCGGCGGCTATGCCCTCGCCTTCGCGGCGTCGCGCAATTATCACAAGCTGGCGAGCGCCCTGGAGGCGGCCGGCTTTGAAATCCGCGACTCCATCCTTTGGCTCTACGGGACTGGCTTCCCCAAATCGCACAAGCAACGCGGCGCGTTTGAAGGATGGGGAACGGCGCTCAAGCCGGCGCATGAGCCTATCGTTTGCGCGCGCAAACCGCTCAGCGAGCGGACGGTTGCGGCGAACCTGGAGCGCCACGGAGTCGGCGCGCTTAATATCGACGGCGCGCGGATACCGGCTCCGGACGGCGTGACTCGCATAGAGCACAATGCGGAGTCCAGCGCTCGCAAGGGATACGGCGGAGGGATTAAAGGCGGCTCGCGTAGCGCGCAGAAAGCCGACTCTCGCTTTCCTTCCAACCTCATCCACGATGGAAGCCCGGCCGCTCAGGACGTTCTAGGCGACGCTGCGCGCTACTTTTACAGCGCCAAGGCGTCCAAGGCGGACCGCGCCGGCTCAGACCATCCAACGGTTAAGCCGGTTGATTTGATGGCGTACCTTTGCCGCCTCGTCACACCGCCGGGCGGACACGTCCTAGACCCTTTCGCAGGCTCCGGAACAACCGGCGCGGCCTGCATCCGCGAAGGCTTCAAAGCGACTCTAATCGAGCGGGAAGCCTCTTACGTCGCGGACATTCAAAAGCGCCTCAGCCAATTCAAGGAGTCCGCATGAGCCCGTTAGAGCCCTGGAAATCCGCGCGCCCGTTTGGCGTCGCGCATTACATTGTTGACGGCCGGCCTTTGTGCGGCGTGCACATGGCGCAGCAAATGGAAACCAACGGCGCCCACACTTGCCGGCGCTGCGAGCACACTAAGGCGCGGCTAGAGCGCGAGGCGGCGGGGCTCCCGCCTGCGCCCGGCTTCCGCGCGCCAATATCGACCGGCGAGGGGCGGAGCGCGCTTTTGATGCGCCTCAACCGCGAGGCAATCGAGCGCGGGAAACTTCCTCCGCCTAATGAGTTTCACGCGCGCCGCATCAAAAGCGGCATCCGTTGCCGCTGCGCGCAATGCGTGGAAGTCCGCCGGCGCGTTGCCTTAGCGCTGGATGGCCTTGGATGGTCCGCGCAGATGATAACTGCCGCCCTTGGCTATTCAGATCACACAAGCGTTTTGAGCCTGCTTGGCCGGACGAAGCGCACGCCCAAAGGGGAGTCCAATGCTCAGGCTCTCTAAGCGTCCTCCGGACCTCGTTATTGGCGAGGCGTCTAATCCGTATCTCAAGCGCTGGATTCTCATCAAGCCCAACCGTTGGTTTAACGTCTATCTGCATCGCTTTTGCCGCTCAGATGATCCGCGCGCGCTTCACGATCACCCGCGCCACTCCGTCTCGGTAATTCTGCGCGGCGGCTATCTCGACATTACGCAGGACGCGGACGGAAAGGCGCGGCCGGCAATCCTCCGCCGGCCCGGCTCTATCAATTTCCGGAAGGCGAGCGACGCGCACCGCGTCCAGCTTTTGACCGGAATCGACGGGCGCGAGGTGCGCGCCTGGACGCTCTGGATTGTTGGCCCTCACGTCCGCGAGTGGGGATTCCACTGTCCGAAAGGTTGGCGCCATTGGCGCGAATTTACCGCCGGCGAACGCGGCGAAATCATTGGGAAGGGTTGCGACTAATGGACAAACAACAAACGCCGCTAGGCTATGCGATTGTTAAGCGGTTTGAAGAATTGCGCGACGCCGGCGCGGTCCCGCTCCGCATCCAAATCAGCATTCCGGCTTATTACGTCCTCAAGATGGAGCGCGATTTGCCGCGCTGGAAATGGGCGCGCCATTCCGAAACCTTTCACGGCCTTCCCGTTGAGGTTTTCGGCCGCTCTCCCGCGAACAACCCGACGCCAGATGAATGGCTCAACGCCGACGCGGCGGCGAAAGACACCCAAATTATTGCGGCCGTCGCTGGCCGTACCTTTGAATCCTTTTGCGTTGGCGCAGAGCAATAAGAGGAGTCCAAAATGGACGTTTCAGTTTACCACGGCGCGACGCGCGACTCCCGGCGTCTCACGGTTATCTTTACACCTGAGGAGCGCGCCGAAATTTGCCGCGCAGTCAATTGCGATAATCCACGCTTTACGGCGACTCTTGAGCGTGGCGACGGGCGCGCGACTCTCACAATCCAACTCCGCCAAAACGGCGGCGTTGGTATGCGACCCTACAACGGCGGGCGCTTTATTACCGCGTTCACCCCAACGTCATGCGTTGGCCTAGAAAATGACGCGCCGCTAATGCGCAACACCCGAGTCGAGTATATCCGCGACGCCCGGCACATTGTCGCGGAGATCCCCGACTCCGCTCTTTCGGAAGCGCCAAGCTATAAGCGGCCGTCCAGCTTTAAGTCCTCAGACAAAGCGCCGGCGCAGACCCCAGACGCGAAACTGCGCGCGGCTAAAAACCTGATCGAGTCCGCAATCCTGGAGTTTGAAAACTCGACGGGCGGACGCGTCAACAAGCTCTTGCTTGAACGTGACAAGGACGGCGCCGCGCGCGTCCGCGTTGGCTATATCCCCGCGCGCCCGGTTGAGGTGGAGCTATGAACAACGGGCCGGCTATCGTTTTTGCGCTCTGCGCAACTGTCTCCCTCATTGGATTTGTGGCGGCGATTTTCAACGGCGACCATTACGCCGCCGCTTCAATGCTTGCGCTGTTTGTTGGCTGGACGGCGCACCTCAGAATGGAGGGCCGCTAGATGGCGTTTGAAGCATCAACCTGGACGGATACGCGGACGGCGGAAGAAACGCCCAAGCGTTGGCGGAATTGGTGGCGCGCTCTCACTCACGCCACTGCGCGTTGCTATACGTGCGGCGTTGAAAAGGAAATGGAGGCGGGAGAGCTTTTCGCCTCGCATTGCGTGACTCACCATACGAAGGAAGACGCCATTAAGGCGGCGAGCGTCCCTCAACTCAAGCGAGTCCACGTTGGCGCCTATCCGGACGGGGAGCGCCCGCAATGACGACGCTGCGCCCATACCAGGAAGGCGCGATTAACGCGACCTTTGACTATTGGCGCGGAGGCGGAGACTCCCCGCTGGTTGTGATGGCGACCGGGACCGGAAAAAGCGTGGTTGTTGCCGAAATCAATAGGCGCATTTGCACGCATTGGCCGGACATGCGGATTCTAAACCTTGTGCACGTCCAAGAGCTTGTTGAGCAGAATTATTTAGAGCTGCGCGCGCTCTATCCGGAAGCAAACGCCGGGATTTATAGCGCCGGCCTTGGCAAGCGTGACTCTCATCACCGCATCACCTTTGCGTCAATTCAGTCCGTCTATAAAAAGGCGGACTTGTTGGGGCCGCGCGACCTAATCCTAGTCGACGAAGCGCACCTAATCCCTCACGACTCTGAGGGAATGTATCGGACCTTGATAGGCGGGCTCAAAGCCAAGCGGCCGGACATGCGAGTGGCCGGACTTACCGCGACTCCGTTCCGCCTATCGAGCGGCCGGATTGATCGCGGAGCCGGCGCGCTCTTTACCGATACCGTTTTCAACTACGGAATCGCGGAAGGCATTCGAGACGGCTATTTGTCTCCGCTCACTTGCCGGGGCGGCTCGCTTGAAATCGACGTTAGCAGCGTCGCACGGCGCGGCGGCGAGTTTGTCGCGGGCGCGCTGGAGGAAGCCGCCAACAAAGATGAGATAGTCAGGCAAGCGGCGCTTGAAATCGCTGAGCGTGGCGCGAGCCGGCGCGGCTGGTTGGCGTTCTGCTCTGGCGTCAATCACGCGCACGCCGTCGCGGAAGCTCTGCGCGGCCTGGGCGTGACGGCCGCGTGCGTGACCGGCGCGACGCCAAAGGAAGAACGCAAACGCATAATCTCAGACTTCAAAGCCGGGCGCATTCGTGCGCTCACAAATGCGCAAGTCCTGACTACCGGATTCAATGCGCCGCATACGGACCTGATTGCGTTCCTGCGCCCCACTCTCTCAACCGGGCTTTATATCCAGATGGTAGGACGCGGGACGCGGAAGGCGGACGGCAAGGACAATTGCCTAATCCTGGACTTCGCAGGCAACGTCCGCCGGCATGGCCCTGTTGACGCCGTTGAGGACTCAATAGGCAACGAGAAAGCCGGCGGCCGTGACATGGCTAAAACCTCCGTCGACGCAATCCGCGCAAAAGCCTGTCCGCAATGTGAGACGCTGATAGCCGTTCAGTCCCGCCGCTGCGAGACGTGCGGCTATGAATATCCAAAGCCGGAAGTCACGCCAAAGCATGAGGCGGCGCCAGATCGGGACGCGGCCATTTTGTCTAGCGAGCTTTTTGAGAAGCTTGGGAAGGACGTTACCGCTTGGCGTGCGTTCAAACATACCAAGGCGGACGGGATCGGGCCGGCAACGCTGCGCGTGGAATATCTCGCGGGCATGATGACCTACCGGGAGTGGGTTTGTTTTGAGCACACCGGCTTTGCGCGGACGAAGGCTGAGCGCTGGTGGCGTCAACACCGGGGCGACTCCCCGATTCCTGCGGGGATAGATGAGGCGCTTGAGCGCTTTGAAACCCTGGAGCGGCCGGCGCGCATCGCGGTCCAGGCCAACGGGAAATTCTTTGAAATTGTTGGGCGGGACTTCACCCGACCCGATGAAATGGAGGCGGCATAATGACTCAGCAACCGAACACCGCGCAGGCGGATAACTTGCAAATAATCCCCTGGGTTATCGACGCCGATATGATCCGGGAAGGCGGACGCGCTGGCGGCGCCTACCTGGAATCAATCGGAGTCTTTGACTTGTCGAAACTGACCCGCGAGCAATACCAAATTTTCTGCGCCAAGATCGTGGCGGCAGCGTTGCCGGACTCCACTCCGTTGGGGATGCAACCGCCTCCGGGAACACCTTTCTAAGGCGCGCTTAGCCGGGGCGGCGTTCCGCGCCTTCCCCGGCCTTCCCGTTAATCCGAATGCTGATTTTTTCCCGGCGCTTTCCGGAGACTTGGAGCGCGCCACCGTTGCCGCGCGCGCTCAAACCATTCCACGTTGCGCGCGCTTGAGGAGCTTTCATGTTGTTTCAAACCAGAGTCGCAAAATGGATGCGCGAGTGTTTCGGCGAGAAGATCGCGGCGGACAAAGTTGAGCGCAACCACCGCTTTCTTGAGGAAGCCTTGGAGCTAGTGCAGTCCCTTGGCTGCACTGAAAGCGAGGCGCTTGAGCTTGTGCGCTACGTTTACGGCCGCCCCGCCGGCGAACCTCGCCAAGAGGTTGGCGGCGTAATGGTCACGCTCGCGGCGCTCTGCACTCCCAATGAAATCAGCTTGCGCGACGCTGGCGAGGCGGAGCTTGCCCGAGTCAACGCTCCGGACGTGATGGCGCGCATTCGCGCCAAGCAGGCGGCTAAGCCGCAATTCTCTCCGTTGCCGGGGCTCTAATCGTGGAAGATGGAGTCGAGCCTTTGAACGAAGCGGCCGGCGAGCTTTCCCGCCTTGGCTTCCATATCGTTCCGATTATCCCGCCGCACGCGCCGCACAAGAACGCCGGCAAGATGCCCGGTCACTTCATAGGCGGCCGTTGGGGCGGCCTGGAGAATTGGCAAAACTTCCGCGACCGCAAGCCAAGCCGTG